GAAACTCGCCCGAAACCGTTCGAAAATAACCTACGGAACCGTAACTTACAAACTAGTCAAATCCTGTACACTGTAAAGTACGAGAAAGGTACAAGTTTGCACAGGCGAACTATATGCTGACCTGGGACGTTACCGGCGGGTACCCTCGGGGCCGGATTAATAGCCAATTCGCGGTTACCGGCGGGTAACTTGGCTGTTGACTACGAACGCTATCATGGAATCATGCCACTAGTAATTCCTGCGCCCGGCACGATCGGGCTCACTCAGATCTCGGGCGATGTCGGCAAGGCAATACGAGTCGGCCAGTTCCTCAACGGCGAGGGATTTTCCGACTGGGAACACGCGTTTGTGGTACTACCCGGGGGCCTGATCCTCGAAGCCGAGCCCGGTGGTGCCCGGATCGTGCCCTTGCACTATTCGAACGTGTACTGGTGCGAGGGCATTTTCAAGCTGCTGCCTCCGACTACGAACGCTACTGAGATCAGCCACGTCGCGGAGAGCATGAGGGACATTCCTTACTCCTTCCTGGATTACGCGGCCCTGGCTACTCACCGCCTGCACATTCCGGCTCCCTACCTGCGGACATACATCAGCAGCACGGGCCACATGATCTGTTCGCAGTTGGCCGACGAGTTCTGTCTCCGGCTCGGGGCGCATGTATTCACCGACAAGCGCTGGCCCGGAGACGTGACTCCCGCTAGCCTCTATATGCGGGATCTACAGCTCAGGTAAAGGAGCAAGATGGTTACCTTTCGTTCCGGCGTTAAGCCGAATGACCCCAACAAGGCTAGGCTTTACTATTCCACGATCCGGAAGGCCGGCGTCACCCCGCCCGCTTCCGTGGACTACTACTCCCAGCTCCAGAACATCGGCATGCTCGGCAACGACAACTGGGGTGACTGCGTAGAAGCGTGCGACGGTCACATTACCGAGCAGCAGACCCAGGTCGGCCAGGGAACCGAGGTCGTAGTCACCGAGGCAGAAGCCCTGGCAGCGTACAGCACGATCACCGGCTTCGACCCGAACGCAGGACCCCCCGGCGCGAACCCCACCGACCAGGGCACGATGATCCAGGACGGCCTGAACTGGCTGCGGAAGACCGGCTTCGCCAATCATGTCATAGCGGCGTTCGCCCAGGTCAACCCGACCAACATCACCGAGGTAAAGCAGGCGGTCTCCGAGTTCGGCGCGGTGGACATCGGCCTCGCGTTCCCGAGCAGCGCCATGGACCAGTTCAATGCCGGCCAGCCGTGGGACGTAGTGCCGGGCAGCCCGATCGAGGGCGGCCACTGCGTGCTGGTAGCCGGTTACGATGCCGATTACCTCTACGTGTACACGTGGGGCGCGGTCCAGAAGATGACCTACACGTTCTGGAACGAGTACGTCGCGGGCAACGGCGGCGAGGCATGGGCCGTCATCAGTCAGGACTGGGTAAACAAGGCAACCGGAAAGGACGTTGAGGGCGTTGACCTCCAGGCGTTCGGGGCGCAGTTTGCGGCGCTCACCGGCCAGGCTAATCCTTTCCCTGCTCCTGCGCCTACTCCGACGCCGACTCCGACGCCCACTCCGACTCCTGTTCCGGTTCCTGTGCCCGTTCCTTCGCCGCTTGACCCGGCGGAACAGGCGCTCGTCGTAGCAGCCAATCGTTACCTGCGGAGCTGGTTCAAGGACCGCTACCTCACCAAGGCACTGCGTAACTGGCTCTCGGACAAGGGCCAGTAAGGAGAAACGATATGTTTATCGAAAGTAGCGGTGCAGGCAACCTACCTCTCACGCGTGTCAGCGACATTCCGTACTTCTGGATAAGCGCAGACAGTAGCTACTTCTACCTCAACGCCCAGTCGTTGACACTCGGTCGGTACACTTCGCTGAGCGACCTGAAAACCGCTCTTACAGGTATTGTCCAGACGGTAGGCTACCCCCTCGTCACCGTAGGGGATGTTACGTCGTTTACATCCGGCTCTGCGATGGTAGTTATTGACCTCACCAAGGTAACTTCCGTTTCGGACGGTACTACAGGTGTCGTCCTGAATGGGGCACCGACTACTCTCGGTTATGCGCCTTACAGTAGTTACGCGGATTTCAAGGTCGGCCTGTTCGACCTTCTCGGGTACATCAACGTTCACTCGTGAGCATTGCTTGGTTCTGTCACGCTCTGGACACTCCTGCCGGTCACGATATCGTGCGGGAGTTCCAGAGCGCGGCAGCCGAAGTGCAGTTTCCGGCAACCATACGGGTCACCTGGGCTTCACCGGGGACGTTCGAGGACGTTACTCTTAACCAGGTGAGGGTATGGAGCCAGGAAAATCCAGGCGGGCACGTGCTATACACCCACACTAAAGGCGCTTCCAATCAGTGGGAGTCGCAGTTCTACTGGCGTAGCGTAATGCTGGACCGGTTGCTGAGGGCATGGCCTGCGCGGGTAGCAGACCTAGTTAACTACGATACGTCAGGCGTCTGGTGGTTCACACCTGAGACGATGCCAGAGCATGTGGTCAGCCCGTACTACGCAGGTAACTTCTGGTGGGCCAGGGCGTCGTACTTGGCTACCCTTCCTGAACTTCCCCGGCTGACGGAAGACGCGCGCTACGAAGCGGAAGCCTGGGTAGGGCGCGGAGAACCCCGAGCGCGGTGGATGAGCCAGGAATGGCCTGTGTTCTCAGTACCTCAGTAAGGGAACAACAAAGGCCCGCGTGCTGTTGGCATTCATCATGAAGCTGAAGCACGCGGGCCTTTTCCTTGCCCCGCTGGCGGTGGTCGTGGCCTGCGGGCCAGTGCAGTCGTCAGCCAGTTCGCCGGCCCCGGGCCAGGCCACGGTCACGAGCACCACGCCGTTCACGGCCAAGCCCAAGCCGCCGACCTTCGCGCCGTTGCCATCGACTACGAACCCTCCTCCCAGTTCGCCGTGCCGTCTCCGGTTCGAGCAGGGCGAGGAGCTTCCCGATCCGAACTGCACGCCGGGCTCGGTCCAGTCAACGTCGGTGACGGCCATTTGCACTCCAGGCTGGGCCACGGCGCACCGCGAGTACTTCACCAAGAAGGAGCGCGAGGTCGCTTTCGCCCGGTACGGCATCGTGACTACGAACCCGGCCGGCTACGGCGAGTACGACCACCTGATACCGCTGGAGCTGGGCGGCTCGAACAAGGCGAGTAACCTCTGGCCCGAGCAGGGCAAGATCCCGAACCCTAAGGACGCGATTGAGAACGCGCTCCACGACGCCGTGTGCTCGGGCCGGGTGAAACTGGCTACGGCGCAGCACGACATTGCCCGCGACTGGGTAACGGCCGGGACCAGGGACATCGAGGTAGGAAGCGGGCTGAAGTAATGGCTAAGGGATACTGGGACCGTAGCTGGTCGTGGACGCGTCCGTGCCGGGACTGCAAGTCAGGCCCCAAGGCGAAGTGGTGCTGCGCGACCTGCGGGCACGTCTGCAAGGCACCATGGGAAGGTACCCCTGTCTGCCCCGGCTGCAAGGTCGGCATGGTATGCATGGGCGACAAGTGGCGACCGATGAAGAAAAAGCACTGGAAGGTCAACGCGGAAGCCGCCGCGAACCAGCAGCGGTACCTTCAGCGCCTGCGTGATGCGGCGGCCAAGCCATGAGAAGCACCATCGAGGCGATGAACGCCGCCCGCACCGAGCAGAGGCTAGGCGGGATCGAGGACACGCAGTTCCTCACTGACCAGGGACTGTCGGCCTCGCAGATCGCCAAGCGCCTGGGCGTGACTGTGCGTACGGTCGAGAGGTACCGCCAGGCGGCCCGGAAATCCGGTTTGACATCCTCCGGTGACCGTGCTTAGATGGGGTCATGAGTTCAGAGATCGCCACCGCCAAGCTGTTCGGGCACATGCCCCGACCGGCCGGCTGCGATGCCTGGAACCAGCCTCTTAGGGAGCGGACCTAGACGAGAAAATTTCTCGAAACTAGGGCCTCGCTCCGGAATAACCGGGACGGGGCCTTCGTTGTAAGAGGGCACAACCGCAGGACAACAACTACATATGCCGCTGGTGTAACGGCTAGCACAAGAGCTTCCAAACCTCTTGGTCGGGGTTCGACTCCTCGGCGGCGTGCTTAGTCCCACTACCGAAACCTTCGCGGGCAGAGATGTGAACGGACTTGATACTAGACAACTCCACAGTGGTGAGCATAGAAAAAGCTTCGTAGTCAGACGGTCCTCCAGCCAATGACTACGAATACGGGAGTCGGCTTCCATCCGGCTCCCACATGGGGATGTGGCCTGACAGGGAAGCAACTGTTTTGCAAGCAGTCACATGTGGGTTCGAATCCCATCATCTCCACATTCTGCGAGAGTAGGCCGTGACTGGCTGAGGGTAGCGGATAAAGCGGGAATAAGGTTTCTGCGGTCTTTCTCCCGCCGTCATGCAGGGTGCCAACACGTTGATTGCCCGCGATCGAGGGCCAGCCGAGCGTTTTCTCAGGATTAGTCCCCTGAGAATACCTGAACTTGATGTTAGACCGCCGACGGGTGCGAGGAAGACGGAAATCTGCTTCGTTCGGATCGAAGAGACACTGGGTTCGACTCCCAGGTACCCGACAAGTGCTCACAGGTAAGCAGATGCGGGTTCGAGTCCTGCCGCACCCTTAACCGGGTGCGTAGCTCAATGGGGAGAGCGGCGAGCCGACGAGCACCCAGGCAGGAGACCTCCGGAATCACCTGCCGAAACTGGATACGGTGCCTCCAGGCTAGGGGCTGATCACCCCCGGCGAAAACCGGACATCGGGAGCGAGGAAGACGGTTAATCTGCTTGCTCGGGATGCAAGAGAAACCCGGTTCGACTCCGGGGTTCCCGACGAGTCCGCCTGACCAGGACGTTAAAAACGGGGGAACATGGTGCTCTAGCTAAGATGGATTAGCGCTTGCCTGAAAAGCCTGAGAGGCTGGATCGTTACCAGCGGGTACCACGGGGTAGTCAGTTAACGGCTAAACTCCCACACTTCCAATGTGGCACTGTGGGTTCGACTCCCACCTACCTCACGGACCCTTTCACGGAGAGTACCCATTACACGGCATTCGCGATAGACCGTGCGGGTGAGGGTCAAAGCTCTCCATATGCCAGCCTAGCTCCAATGGCTAGAGCAGCCGTTTCGTAATCGGCAGGTTATCGGTTCGACTCCGATGGCTGGCTCTTGGTTCCGGTGCACAGGGACCTACCGCTGACCCAATTGCGGGCGGTATATAAAATAAAATACGCGGGTCATGCCTCCAAAGCATTGCGGCAGATGCATCTGACTCTTAATCAGAGGAGCGGGGTTCAATTCCCTGTGGGGGTACGCTCGGGTAGGCAACTGGCAGACCACGGGGATTCAAAACTCCTGATGCTGCGGGTTCAAATCCCGCCCTGAGTACCAATGCCCACTGGCCAAACAGGCAAGGCTCCTGCGTCTGATGCAGGCGATTCCTGGTTCGAATCCAGGGTGGGTAGCGAGAGGGGTTGCAAACCCTCTAAGTCAGAAGTGGGGGTTCGAATCCCTCCAGGCTGGAACACTTCTGGCGCACGCCCCGTTATGGCAACTGGCAGACCACAGGGTCTCAGAAATCCTGATGCTGCGGGTTCGAATCCCGCATGGGGTACGTAGAGCGCGTAACAGCGTATCGCCCGAGGGTGAAGCATCTCGGTTAATTAACACTTCAACATGCCAATCTAGCTCCAACGGCAGAGCGGCGCTCTTGTAAAGCGAAGGTTATCGGTTCAAGTCCGATGATTGGCTCCACGCCTATTTAGCTCCAGTGGTTAGAGCGGTGCCATGGTAAGGCACAGGTCGTGAGTTCGAATCTCACAGTAGGCTCTTTGCTCCCAGCTTACAGGTCCGGAAATAACCTTCTGGGAGTCTTGTGGTAATGGTGAAAGGGAATCATCCGAGCTTGCCAAGTTCGGGGTCCGGGTTCGAGCCCCGGTTACCGCACTACCCGCTCAGGTACCTGGTATGGAAGGTGGGATTAAAAACCCTGAGGCTTATGCGCGAGTGATGAAATGGAAGACGTGCTGGCTTGAGGAGTCAGTGCCCGGAAGGGCGTACGGGTTCGAGTCCCGTCTCGCGTACAAGCTCGCGCCTCGGAGCTATATAAGTAGGGGCATCATCGGAGGTAAAGTCGGCAGGGCCGGCCGCTCGTTGCTAGCGAGATGGGGGTGGTAACGCCCTGAGTTTCGAGTACTCTATCTTCGGCGGGGCCTGGCAGGCTCCCAAATTGGGTCCACCGGAAGCCAGGCCCGGCATGGATGATTCGCATAGTGGCCTATTGCGCCAGCTTGGAAAGTTGGTAGGGGGTTTACGCCTCCTCGCGAGTTCGACTCTCGCATCATCCTCTCAGGCACGGCAGCGGCCTGGTGTGCGCGATCCTAATAAACCGGGGCTCGCCTAACCGAAGCTGGAAAGACTGGGGAGTTCAACCAGTAGCTGCAAATGGGGGGCATGCGGCCGGCGCTGCACCTCGCCTCGAAAGCGAGTACAGGGGGCAACCCCTGGGGGCTCGACACCTCTGCCTTCCGCTTTACAAGCCGATTGGATATCTGGTCGATACGGTGACTCTGATAAGGTCACTGCGCTGAGTTCGATTCTCAGAGTCGGTACTAGCTCGAAGCACGCTGGTATGTGCGCCCGTCTTATAAGCGGGTGGTAGCTGGGTTCGATTCCCGCCGAGCTTACGCCTCTCTGGTGTAATGGCAACATCCAGGGCTTTTACCCCGCGAGCTGAGGGTTCGAATCCTTCGGGAGGCACTGCGACGTATGCAAGTGGTCTAAGCGACCGGGCTCATAATCCGGCAAACTCGTGGGTTCGAATCCCACCGTCGTTACGAGGTTGACAGCAGGGCTGATACTTGGGAACGTGTACCGCCGCAGGCTAGCCCTGCCGTAATGCGATCGTAAGTCCCTTAAACCTACTCCTTAGTCACGTTCGGAGCGCCGCCCAGCGCCAGTAAACGGGAAAAGCTGTCACTTATGCTCCGTTGGTCTAGCGGTCAGGATTCCTGGTTCTCAGCCAGCGAGATCATCGGTTCGAATCCGATACGGAGCACGCTACAATGTAAGAACAAAGGTCCCATCGTCTATGGGTTAGGATCTGAGATTTTCACTCTCAGGAACAGGGTTCGACTCCCTGTGGGACTACTGCGGGGTGGACAAACGGTAAGTTACCGGCCTCATAAGCCTGGAGATTCTGGGTTCGATTCCCAGCCCCGCCACTCGTCCCGGGCAGGACGTTAAAAGGCCACCATTCTCGTATAGCTCAGAGGTAGAGCGGTTGGCCGTTAACCAACGCGTCCTTGGTTCGAATCCAGGTACGAGAGCACAGCGCCGCTGGGGGCGCGAGGCCAAATACTAAAAAATACCCAGACCAAGGTGTGTTAACTCAGTGGTCAGAGTGCTGCCCTGTCACGGCAGAAGCCGCCGGTTCAAATCCGGTACGCACCGCGTCGCCTTAGCAGAATGGAATAATGCACCTGGCTACGAACCAGGAGAGTAGGGGTTCGAGTCCCTTAGGCGATACAAGGCCCTGGCCGCTGCTATAGAGGGTAAGCACCGGGGCCTTCCAAGCCTGATTAGCTCAATGGGAGAGTGACGCTCTTACAAAGCGAGGATGAAGGTTCGATTCCTTCATTAGGTACCGGGTCGTGATCCAAGTGGCTGAGGAAGCAGTCCGTGAAGCTGTTATTGGCGGGTTCGAATCCCGCACGACCCTCCATGCTGGTACGAATTGGCGATCATCGCAGACTGTAAATCTGTCGCTTCGGCTGTGTAGGTTCGACTCCTGCTGCCAGTACTTTACGCTCGTCCCCGGACGGGTCTGCATCCCTTCGAAGGATGCATATCGGGTTCGACTCCCGACGAGCGTACTTTACGGAGATTGTCCGAGAGGCTAGGTACGAGATTGCAACCCTCGTCACATCGGTTCGAATCCGATATCTCCGTCCATAGTCCTGACAGCGGACCTGTACCTGCGTCCCCTAAATGCGGCGTCCGAGTTCGACTCTCGGTAGGACTACGAAGCTCACCACTGTGGGTTGAGGGGCTGGAAGGTTTCGACTGGTGAGTGAGGCCGCATGCGGAGACCACCCGGACCACGGTTCGATTCCGTGCAGCTCCACCTAGGGAATAGCTGACTACGAACGCTAGTTACTACTGATATGGCTACCGTAGTGAAGTCCATCCCGGCTCGGAACATTCACTTGCTACTGGACGATCTTGACGGGACGAAGATAACCGTCAGCAGAGGGTTTAGCTCAAACCTTATCCGTGTCTATTACAAGCGCAAGCACATGAAGAAGCTCCTGTATAAGGACACAGGCCGTTATTTTTCCTAGCGAACCGATGCAAGCAGGTCGTAGTTCCTGCGCTTCTTGTTCAGTCCCCATGCCGCGAGGTTGCATGCCGTAGCCGGCGTGATGTCGGTGGTACTGTCCCGGCGGCTCCAGGTTTCCCCTCCGTCGCCCACAACGCGCTTCTCAGCCGTTCCCACGGCGTGCCAGAGCTTGTACCCCTTCTTCTCGCCCAGGTGCCTCAGGGGCTTGTTCTCGCTCTTGCACTGCTGTACGAACCAGGCGAACGCCGCAGCCTCGTCGGCAGGGCCGGTGCGGATCAGGCGGGAGCCGAACTTGTGGTGCTTGGGCCACAGCTTCTCCAGGTCGTCACCGAGGCCGGCCGCTGGACCGTTCCTCGGTGCCACGATCGCCAGCGGGTGGTACTTCTTCACGAGTTCTTCCAGGCGGTCAACTACCCAGTCGGTGCCCGGCCGCGAGCAGTTCTTCGGGATCTCCATGACCAGGCAGCCGTCCTTGTGGGTCCAGCTCACCGCGATCGTGGAGTTAGCGCCGCCCTCATCGACGTCCAGGGCAAAGGCGAGCTGGCCGCCAGCCGGGATGTTGCCGGGGTTCTCCAGTGTCAAAGACTTAAACAAGTCTTCTGACACGACGCGCCACGCCTCGTCTTCCGCAGGCCACTGGCCGACGCCCAGCCGCTCGCGGTCGAATTCTACGGTCGCCAGCGTCGCCATCTCGTTCTTGGTGAACTCTGCCGACAGCCGGTAGCCGAACGCGGGATTCGCCTTAGCCCATGCAACCGGGTCGTCGCGGTCGTCGTGCTCCTCGCACACGACGTAGTTGTTCGTAGTCCGGCCGTTCTCGCGGTCTACGGGGCAGGTAACCAGGTGAGGCCGTACCGACCACTCAGCGCCGAACAGGTCTTTGGTGTTGTGCACGATACGGCGGCGCGAGCGCGCAAGCTGCTCAGAGTCTTCCAGGCCGGCCGAGCCGGTGAGCCACATCTGGGAGTTGGGCACGGCGGCCATCGTGGGCATGGATGCGCCGACCGCCTCAGCCGAGAGGATCATCGCCTCGTCGTAGATCAGGCAGTTGCAGGTGAATCCACGGGCGCTACCGCGCGAGCGGGCCAGGAAGCGGAGTCGCGGGCCGACCTTCTTGTACATGCGCCTGCGTCCGGAGCCGAAGATAAGTGTCGGCTCGGATATCAGCTCGATCGCTTCTTCACCGTGGGACGCACGCGGCTTGCCCTTGAGGCGGCGCGACAGCGCGGGATAGTTCTCGACCGTGGACACGACGCGGCGGAAGTGCTCCTGCGCGGTCTTCAGCTCGTGGGCGGTATGGATGATCAGTTCCTCGCCCAAGACGAACATGCCCGCCAGCTCGCGGATTTCGAGGATCGTGCCCTTTCCGTTCTGCCGGCTAACGATAAGGTCATTCTCAAAGCTAGCCCACTTGCCGTCAGGCCGCGTGCCGCAGGCTTCCCGCATGACCCATTCCTGCCACGGGTCGGCCTTGTACCCGAATCCCCGAGCCCAGTCGAGCATTTCCGTGGCTAGGTAATTGCCGCAGCCTATCCCGCCAAGGCCGTCGTCTGATATCGCACACGACTTGCAGCCGTCAGTTTCATCCCGGTGCCTGTCCGGCGCTGTCCACAGCCGAGGCATCTGGTTTCCGAAGATTTCCTCTTCGTAGTCGATAGCAACGGCAACCATACATTGTATAGTAGCACAGCTAGATATTCAGGGAACTCCGTGGAATCCAGCCGGCGGTCTCCTGGTCGAATACGTACTTCTCCAGGAACAGGACCCGGTGGTGATCGTACTTGTACTGACTCGCCCGGTTCATGGCCTCGCCCTCGGAAGTGCACAGGCCGCCGTTCACCTTATCGCCCTTGAAGAACAGGTGCCAGTAGAACTGCTCAGGCTCGGCGGGGCTGTACGGAAGAGGCTTTACCTTGATGTCGTAGTCGTCCTTTTTCGGCAGGTCGAAGAACAGGCCGTCCGGGTAAGTTTCCCGGTTCTCTATATAACGGGGCATCCGCGTCTCTCCTGCACAGCAGCTTGGTCCACCCGAGGTCGTCGGTGTCCACGTGCTTTACCTCCACGTACCTGTGGAAGTGCTTCCATGTGGCGTAAGCGTCCTGGTAGTGCAGCAGGAGCGTGCCTATTGTCTCCGCGTACCAGCCGGACGGGCGCAGGTCGAAGTCATCAGTGTTCTTCTTCTTATTGGCAGGATTAGCAGCGCGCCAGCGCACCTTACTTACAGCGTAATACGAACGGCCCAGCTTTTCCGCGAGTACGCTAACCGAGATATCCGGGTTATTGAGAACAAGGTCGGTTTCTTCCTGCGTCCACAGCTTGCCTCGTGCCATTAAGACCTGCGGCTCCTGCTCATGTGACTAGTGACTCGCCGGAAAGGATCGTACTTAGGGGGAAGAATACCGAGCAGGTGAGCGCTGAGGACTACCCACGTGGTGACTACGACGGGGCCTGCTACCGGGTGCCTGGACGCCTCGCGGAATGCCTCGCTCATGGTCTTCGTGTCTAGCAGCTCGGCGGCGACTACGACCGCACCCACCGAAAGCCAGCCGGCCGTGCCAGGGGACAGCTTCTTCATGGTATTACTCCGAATCGCTTCAGGTCCGCCTTGGCGTTGAGTATTCCGCGTCTGTTCCCGTTAGGCGTCATCGAGGTAACGATCCTTAGTATCCCCTGGGGGTCGTACCACTTCATATGGCCGCTGCCGGCTTTTACCAGTTTCCAGCCTAGGCTGATTGCGAGCTTTGCCTCAGATTTCAGGCCGCCCGGGTACTTCGCCATCTCTCAGCGCCCCGTGTGCTGTGCCCTGCGGGCTGCCCAGCCGAGGAGAATTCGTATCTGCTCCAGGGTGACTTCCTGGTCGTTCGCGATCTGCTTCCTGATACCGAGCTTAACCCCCTCTGGGTAAGCAGAAGCGTCAGCGAGTTCGAGTGCGGACGGCAGGTTCACCTTCACTTTCAGGTAGAGGCGAACGGCGCTTCGCCGCCTCATGATTTCGTAGTCCAGGATCTTCGGGCTGCCGGCAGCTTCCGAGGGAACCCCGAACAGGGGTGCGTAGACCGTTTTCACTAGTCCTCCATTTCTCCGTCCATCATAAGCAGCCTTGCCCTGCGCTTGCGGCTAGTTTCAGTAGCGTCGTCCTCGGGCTCAGGGGGAAAGTCGAGCTTGAGCTGGGCGACCATCTGCCGGAGTTCCTTGTCCAGCGGGGCAATATCACGGTCGGACACGTCTCCGCTGTCAATCCGGCGGGCATTGTGGAGAGCCAGCTTGGCTATCGTGCGCTCGGACGCCTCCGGAGGCAGCCCGGCAAGGTCAGCCAGTACCCCCGCCTCGATCTCGCCTACCTCCGGCACCTCGTGCTCGGCCAGCGAACCACACAGCTCGCACAGGTAGGTGCCACGGCGCTGGTAGTAGAACCGCTGGCCGATGACGATCTGAGCATGACAGCGGGAACAGGAGGTGTTGCGCTCTGCGCTCTCGATCCACTTAGCGGCCACTACCGTACGTCCTGGTAGGTAAGTCCCTGCATAACCTGGCGCACGGTGGACCTGGACACCTCTACGCCGAAAGTTTCCCTGAGCAGCCGGGAGATTTTCTGCTCTCCGAAGTTGCAGGTCGTTGTCCACTCCCTGACGTGGAGAACGTGCTCGTCTGCCAGTTTCCGGTTCTTGTTGCGCCTGCTCTCGCGGGTGCGCGCGGGGTCGTGGCTCGTGTAGTGCAGGATGTTGCGGATGGTGTCAGGGTGCCTGCCGTACTCGTTCGCGAGCTGGCGGTGGGAGAAGCCGAACTCAGCGAACACGCGGATGAACTCGGCGTCGCGCATCAGAAGCCTCTTGCTCACTTGCTGCCGTCTCCCTCAAAGTGGGCCTTGAGCAGCAGGTACAGCTCGAAGGCGTGGTCCTCTGGCATAACGATCGGCACGTCGTATCCATTCCTGCGGATGAGCACCGTGGGCGGGGGCGGCTCCGGAGCGGGACGAAACTCCAGCCTGAACAGCGGTTCCTCTACAGCCACCGGGGCCTCCTGTCTCTGGTACAGCTCAGTCTACGCTGACCCAGGAATACGCTCCAGGAGAACGGCGTTGGGACGACTATGACTCCAGCAGAGATTGCCGCCTGGGCCGACGCTGTGTGGGACGCGTTCGCGGTACTGGGCTACGGCGCTGACAACTGTACTAAGTTGACTGCGATCGCCCTGCAAGAGAAGCTGCGCTACGAGACCAAGAAGACAGAATCCCTGGGTGAGTGGAGGTCGGGGGGCCTGTGAGCGACGCCGTGAACCACCCCGCCCACTACGGCGGCGAGGATGACCCGTACGAGGTCATCAAGGTTGCCGAGGCGTGGGGCTTTGACGAGGACGCCTACCTGTTCCAGGTACTCAAGTACATCAGGCGCGACAAGAACGACCAGCTCGAAGACCTGAAGAAAGCGCAGTTCTTTCTCTCCAGGCGCATCGAGAGGCTTGAAGGAAAGACTATTCCCGCCGGGTCGTTCACCGACAGCGACATTGCATTCAGCAAGAGCATCGCGTCCGGGCCGATAGGGAAGGCTCCTCGTTATTCCTGCTATATCAGCGTCAAGATTTCTGATAATTCTGCCTCGTACACGCACTACGCCATTCACGCGCATAAGGACTGGACCGTGGAAACCCTGGCGTCCCTGGTCGCTACCGGCGCTAAGCAGGAGAACGGCAGTTACATAATAACAACCCGTCCCAGTAACTCGCTGGAGCTGTACCAGGATATTGACAAGAACCTGACAGTCAGCGAGATGCTGGAGATACGTCCTCCGGACGCATTCGACTACGGCCTGAGGAAGGTTTCCTGATGTACGGATACGGCGAGAGCGAGTACCTGGAAGAACTTGCCGAGGAAGTTCGCCTGGCCAATATCCACGGCATGTTCCTTACCCGGGATTCCGGCAAGCGAGCCCAGCATACTGACGGCGTAGTCAGGGATAAGCAGGACGGCAAGACGAAGTACACGCTCATGTTCCCCGAGGGCGTGCCGATGCCGGACCAGCTTATCGTGAGGATCGCGGAGCTGTACACGCGCGGCGGCGAAAAGTACGGTGACCGCAACTGGGAGAATTCCTGCGCCCCGGACACGCTGAAGCACCATACCGAGGCACTGTGGCGTCACTTCATGAACTTCTTCTTTGACGTGCAGGACGGCGAGGACCACGCAGCGGCTGTCTTCTGGAACATCAACGCGGTGGAGCTGACCCGAAGGCGTATCCAGGAAGCCGCAACCAGCGCGATCCAGCAACTTGACGACACACCGCCGGGGACGGCCGAGTACGTTTTCCCGCTTCCTGTTGCTTCAAGTCCTAACTGCTACGAGGATCACAGGATCGAGGCTGCTACACTTGCCGATGCAATGCACGAGTTCGAGGGCACGTGCGTAAAGGGACTTTGCGACCATCACCCGGACGGCAAATTATGGCACTGAACGACGAAGCAGAACGCCTCAGGACCGCTGAGGAATACCTGCTCAACTACCCCTCCAGCAGCCAGGAGTTCGAGGCGGCCCTGGAGCACATCCAGTGGGCGCGCAAGGAGAAGCCTGAACTCCGCGCGCAGTGCGAGCAGGTACTGAGGAACGTAGTCTCGCGCAGGCGCGAGGAGAAGCACACGATGGCAAAACTAGGAACAGTAAAATGATCGGGATCATGGCACCGCGACCGAAGCCGCCGAAGACCTACTGCTTCATCTGCGGGTTCCTGGGCCGCTTCGACATCTGCTACCCGGTGGTCCGCTGGCACCTCAGGCGTAGTGCGAAGAAAGCCGAGAGGCTATGACGGCAGAGCTGGCTGAAAAGGACCGGAGCGAAATCCAGGTCTGCGCGTTCCAGTTGACGAACAAGTTCTACAGGGCTGTCGGAAGGTGCCGCGACATGGCGCAGTCTGAAAGCCTGCTGGGGTACACCGAGTCTGCTAGTGCGTACCGTGCCACTGCCGATGAGATTGCCGCCGCGCGCCAGTGGATGAATGGCTACTTTAACGACTTGCTGTATTCTTGACCGCATGACTATGACGCATGTTCACCCGCCGGTACTCCGGCCTAGCTCGGAAATAGCGGAACGGGCACGAGACATTCACCCGGTTCAGTTCACGCGCCGCATGCTGCTGACCGCAATCGCCTTCGTCTTCACGTCGATTGGCTGGAGCGTAGGCACCGCATGGTTCGTAGTCGTGTTCAGCGCCCTCTGGACCTTCAACCGTGTTCGCTGGACCGGCGCATGCATGCGCTACGGGTTCCACAAGGGTGCTCGGGTGCAGGTTGTCCCTAAAGATCAGGCCACGCCTTAGACACTGTATGGCGATTCAGTCCGACGATTTTTCCGACTTGAATCATGGTGTTACCGTCTTCAGCTAGCTCGGCAATACGCTTCCGTACATCAGGAGTCAGGCGGTAACCGCGATTATTACGCGCTTGCTGCGCAGGAGTTGCCCAGCAGCAATTGGACTTGCTATAGCCGCTGTTGTTATTTATCCGTTCTAGTGTCATGCCCGGAGGCTTCTCGCCCATATCGGCAAGGAAGTTCTCGAATTCACGCCAGCTATCGCAAACCGTAATGCCCCGGCCGCCCCAGTCAGCCCAACGCGGGTGTTGTGGGTTAGTAGTTCGGCTGATCATCGCTGACCAGGAATTATAGGTTGTGCTGTGCCTTGATTTACGTGCGTGCCCGTGCTTAGTGACAGCCTCTTTGTGCAGGCACCCGCAGCTACGGGTATTGCCACTTTCCAGGCATCCAGGCCGTGTGTGGATCTCCTCGCCGCACTCACAGAGGCACAGCCAGCCTTTGCCTCGGTCGTGCCGCACTACTGTCAGGCGGCCGAATGTCTTCCCTATCAGGTCATCGCGCATATAAGTAGTATATGCGAAAATTTGCATGATCAGGCAAACTACTCCAAACTAGCAAGTAGCCCGTGGCTGTTAGTCAGCGCACCACACTCGTCTAGCAGAGCCGGGTTAGGAGCGGAGCAGGACCGCAATTCGGCTGGTCCTTGGCCAATCCCCGTTACGAGCCATGCACTTGTGCATGTGGCGTGTAAAGGAGGTGGTTTGGTCATGGGTTTGCTAGAGAATATCTCTGCACACTCCTCGAAGCGCGTAGAAAAGCGGGCTATCGGTGGAGTGCCGTGGCAGTTAACAGCCGTGGACCGATCCTTTCATGCGCTTCGACGTGGGCGGGCCTGTTCACCCGACGCGTCAGCTATTCGGCGTAGACAAGGCGCTGGGACTTCCCGCCCTGTACGCCGGAACGAAGATCCTCTCTGACAATGCCGCGTCCCTTCCAGTCAAGGTCTATACCCAGAGCCGCGACGGTCGCAGGGTTCCCTATAACGGACCTAGCATCTTCGACAAGCCGTCTGTTACCGGGACTGTTTACGACTGGATGTTCTCGTGCATGTCCAGCCTGACGCTACAGGGCAATGCCTGGGGCCTTATTACCGGCCGCGACGGATTCGGCTACCCCACGGGAATAGAGTGGATTCCGCCCGAGTACGTAATAGTAGAGCAGGAAGACCCGACTAACTTCAACCCGCTTGCCCAGAATGTCTACGCCTACGGCCGGAAAATGAAGTGGTACGGTCCTGACGCTGAGGTTTTCCATCTCAAGGGCTATGCGATGGCAGGCCGCCTTGAGGGGCTTTCCCCGTTGCGAGCGTTCGCACTGACAATCCTGGCCGGCTGGGAAGCGCAGCGCTACGGAACTGACTGGTACGCGTCCGGCGGATTCCCTCCCGGTACATTCCAGAACTCCGAACTTGAAGTCGATGCTGAGCAGGCCGCAACGATTCGCCGCATGCTCGTTACCTCGCTCCAGAGGCGCGAACCGCTCGTGTACGGACGTGACTGGGACTACACCCCTGTTACCGTTCCGCCGTCCGAGGCACAGTTCATCGACGCCATGCAGCTCAATGCCACGCACATCGCCTCGATCTTGGACCTGCCGCCTAACAGGGTCGGCGGAAAGAGCGGAGACTCGCTCACCTACAACACCGTGGAGCAGAACCAGCTTCAGGTAATCGAAGCCCTCAGGCCGTGGCTGTGCCGCCTGGAGTGGGCGTTCGCTGACCTGCTGCCCCAGCGCCGCGTAGTCGCTTTCAATACTGACGCGCTGCTGAAGACGGACCTCAAGACGCGCACCGAGATCTACCAGATTCAGCGGAACATCGGCCTGCGCTCTACCGACGAGCTGCGCGAGCTGGAAGACCTGCCGCCGCTTCCCAAGGGCGCGGGCGGCGAGTCCCTGCCGCTTCAGCTCATGGTCTCCATGGCCCAGCGTGCCGGCGCACTGCCGAAGTCGATGCTGGACCAGGTTGTACTGCTCATGGACCTCGCGGGCAACAAGCTGGAGGGCCTTCAGAAGCAGGGAATGACTAAGACCCCGGCTGGAGGGGAATTCGAGCCCGACCCCAATACTGGCGCTCCCACCGGCCCCGCTAACGATCCTGGCCAGTTCTACGCGAACATGATGAACGCCTACTCGCGCGAGCTTGACACCATGGGAAAGCACGAGGCAGCGGCCATATTGCGCCTTTCGCACGTTCAGCGGGCGCTAATGGAATCCGTTGACATGAACCGTTTTACCGCCCAGATCCCCAATTCCGTAGTCAGGGACATGGTGGAGAACTACAAGGAACTGCCCCCTGGCGGACTGAACGACTAGCGTATATGCATTTCCGGCTCTAACCTGGAAATCGATACCTATGCCTATGGAGGGTTTTGGTGACTGACGTTCACGTGGCCGGAGAGTTTTATTCGGCATTCCCCGAGCGCCGTATCAACCCCTTCAAGCCTGAAGTACGCCAGGCTGCTGACGGCTCTGGCCCCGGCCGTATCGTAGGCTACGCTTCAGTTTTCAATAAGCTGTCGCGGAAGCTGGGAGGGTTCGTAGAGAAGGTTGACTCTCGTGCTTTCACCCAGTCCAAGGCTGAAGGCTGGCAGGACGTGGTGTGCCGTTACAACCACAACGACGACTTCCTCCTTGGTACCACCCGCGCAGGAACCTGCCTGATCGATTTTGATGACACCGGGCTAATGTACGACGTTGTACCGCCGTCTTTCCGGTCGGACATCATCGAGCTTTGCCAGCGCGGTGACTGCCAGCACTCTTCCTTCGCTTTCCGGGTTCCTGAGGGCGGTGATGACTGGGGACTCTCCGATTACAGTTACCCGCTTCGTACCCTGACCAATGTAGAACTGGTAGACGTTGCCCCGGTTATCACCCCCGCCTACCCGGACGCTACCGCAGCCTCCCGCGCGCTGGACGGCGCTGTGAATTCGCTGTCGCTGCGTTTCCAGGCTGACCCTACAGAAATCCGTTCTCTCCTTGCAGAGAACCAGGGCGTGAGGCTGTTCAAGCGCAGTGACCGCCCGTCTGTACCCACTATTACGGTTACAGGTACGCCTGGTGTCGTTACTCCCGTGACTACGGGTACCAGCACCATGACGTTTACAACTAATACGACTAATGTCTCCCAGGAGGAAACTGTAATGCAGACAGCAGACGAGCTGCGTGCCGCCTGGTACGAGGCTGAGGTTCGTGCCAAGTACGACGCGGCCCAGATGAAGAAGATGGGCTCTAGCGGCGCGGCAATGCCGAATGACAAGGGCGACCCTTCCTATCCCATTGCGGACGAGGAAGACCTGCACAATGCGATTCACGCTGTCGGGCGCGGTCACGCGAGCCACGAGGCTATCCGCCAGCACATCATCGCGCGTGCCAAGGCTCTCGGCCTTTCCCACATGCTCCCCGCTGACTGGACCGGCGGCGACGACAGCGCTCCCGCGAAGAACTCGGCTGACGAAGAGTCCGAGGTTCGCGACGCTCCCAAGTCCGACGCTGACGACAGCGACGAGGACGAGGAAGACGAGAACACCGAGAGCGAGGACGACTCGGGCAAGGGCGGCGAAGAGCAGGGCCGCTCCGCAATGGAAGAGGCTGTGGAAGAGAACGGCCTCTCCGACAACGGCCACGAGATTGACACGGCAGCAGCTAATCGCCTGAAGCTGGCAATGCTTCAGGAGAGGATGTACGACCCGTACTTCTTCGACTCTGACGACGAGTAAAGGTCGTCTGGTAGCACACCCCGCGATAAAAAATCCGGCTTTACTTGCGAAAGTCGGATTTTTTATGTTCACTAGGTAATTGACGAACCGTGGCCAAGTAGCCGCCTTTGCTGAGGCGAGGACTTCGGAGCCGGATGTCATCCCGAATCAATTTCTAGGAGGCATCAAATGGCATCTGAAGTTGCCAAGACCCTCCGTGACAGGCGTCAGAAGGCTTGGCATGAGGCCAAGGAGCTTCTGGAGCTTAGCACCACGGAGAACCGCGCCCTTACCGGCGAGGAAGAGGGCAAGTGGGAGGCCCTGAACGGCGAAATCGACAAGATCGATGAGCGCCTGAAGGCCGTTCTCGACGCTGAGTCCCGTGCCAAGTCCACCGACGAGGTTTACAACAACCTCGCAGGACGCGAAGAGGCTCGCGGTGGCGGCAGCGCTGACGCAATGCGTGAGGAACTGCGCAACTGGATGACCGGCCGGAGCGGCAACGTCGTACAGGACGTTCACCGTCAGAAGCGCGGCTCGATCAGCATTCCGGAACTCCGTGTTCTCCAGTCCAACACCGCTGCTGCCTCGGCTACCGTCCCGGTTGACTTCTACGACCAGCTCATTGCGTACCTGATCGAAGTCAGCGGCCTTCTCCAGACCGGCCCGAGCGTCCTGAACACCACCGGCGGCGAGACGATCCAGATCCCGGTAGTTTCCAGTCACATTACCGGCGTTTCCGCTACTCAGGGTGCCCCGATCACCGCTGCTGACCCTGCGTTCAGCCAGCGTACGCTCGCGGCAACCAAGTTCGGCTCGCTCACCCAGCTCAGCCGCGAACTCATCGATGACACCGCAGTTGACCTCCTCGGCTACCTCGCGATGTCTTCCGGCCGTGCTATCGGCAACGCTTTCGGTACCGCGCTCGTCAACGGCGGAAGCGGAATCTCCGGCAGCCTGCTTACCGGCGGTGTCTCTGTCGGCGTTACCGGCACTACGACAGGCAAGAGCGGCGCTGCTCAGTACAACGACTTGATTGACCTTGAGTACAGCGTTATCGCGCCGTACCGTCAGTCCCGGTCCTGCTACTGGCTCGCGGCAGACAAGACCATCGGCGGGTTCCGCAAGCTGGTGGACGGCAACTCCCGGCCCATCTGGGAGCCGAGCACCGTACTTGGTGCTCCCGACCTGCTGCTGGGCAAGCCCCTCGTGGCCGATCCGTTCATGCCGGCCGTGGTTACCGGCAACAAGTCCGTCGCATTTGGTGACTTCAGCCAGTACTTCGTGCGGCTCGTCGGCGGACTCCGGTTCGAGCGTTCCGATGACTTCGCATTCGGCTCCGACCTTGTGACCTTCCGCTGCCTCCTGCGCGGCGACGGTAACTGGGGCGACACCAACGCGGTCAAGCTCTACCAGGCACCGACTACCTAACCAGTAGTGGTTAACGAAAAGCCCTCGCGCTACGGTGCGAGGGCTTTTCGCGTATTCTGTAGGGCATGACTCTAGTACGAATGCTGATGCATCGCACAGGCTCCCGGTTCGACAACCAGGAATGGCCCGGGTATCTAGGAACTATCGATGTCCCTGACTGGGAAGCCGAAGACCTAGTTCGGAACGGCCTAGCTGAGTACCCGGGCAATCCTTCCCTGAACCGGGGCTACGACGTGCTCAAGACCGCAGACCCTGATTTCGAGTCCAAGCTAGAGCGTCTTGACGGCGAGCAGGAAGAGGAGATGGTAAGTCAGTTCGAAGTAGAGGACTTCCCTGATGACTTCGATTCTGACTTCGACCGCGACGACTCCGCTTCCGAAGTCACCGAGTCCACGATGAAGCGGCCGAGCACCGCAGAGCCCAAGGCAAAGTGGATTGAATGGGCCGTGCACAATGGTGCGAACGGGAATACGGCTGCGGAATGGACTAAAGCCGCACTAATCAAGGAATACAGCTCGCTCTAGCACAGTCTTGAATGCCGAGCTACCCTGGGAGATGAACAGCCTGACCATTCACAGGAGGCACTTTAATGGCTGATAAGACTATGGGCGGACCCTCTAAGGGCGCAGCTCACGGTGGCGACCAGACTGCCCAGCCTGGTCAGGCTGCCGGCAAGATCCCCTTCGGCATCCAGAACCCGCAGAGCACGGGCGCTCCTGGTACCGGCGGCGTGGGCATGTCCCCGTCTGACCCGACCCTGACCGCTCCGGTTCCCGGCTCCATCTACGGCGCAGCGACCGGCGACACTGCTACCGGCGCTCCCGGCGGCTCTGGCGCGACCGCAGGCACCTCTGGTGGCGCGTCCTACACCCAGGACTCCTACGGCTCTAGCCCGCGTCTGGACATGTCCGGCGGCTCTGTGGACACTGAGGCACAGGCGAACAAGTACGGCACCGACACCGGCATTCCCGGCCTCTACCACCCCAAGTCCACGGGTATGGGTCAGGCCCCGATCGGCCACGATCACACGGGAGCCTAAGCCATGGAAGACCTGAGTAACACTTGCAAGGGTCTTACCGGCGGTAGCTCTATGGCCGCAGGTAACACGATTTCAGGACTCTCGAACGGTACAGGCGCACCGGGCTCTGAATCTGAGCAGGTCATGGTAACGCTAGCTACGCCCAACGCTGTCGTAGGTAACTCCGACCTGGACGTTCCGGCTCTTTCCAATGTCCGCCCCCTGGTGAACGCACACGGCACAAAGGCAGGTGATTAAGATGGCAGAGCCTACTGGCGAGAACGTTGTTCGCGGCGGCAAGACCGGAGGTCTCAACCAGTACAACTACAGCGCCTCTTCCGGAGGTCCCGTAGCCGGCTGGTCCAAGGTTGACGATGACGCCGGCGAAGTCGGCCTCGCGGCCGAGAACGGCGACCACTTCTCTGCGGCTATGAGCCGGGGAAACCACGGCCACCCGCAGCCTGGTACCCAGGTATAAGCATCTCCTGGCCTCGACCCCAATCCCGCCGGGAGCACAAGAAATCCTGGTAGCCGCGATCCGGCTACCAGGATTTCTTTACTTCTTGCGCTGCTTCTTACGGCCTTTATCTTCCTGAGCTGCTACCTTAGCGTTCCGGGCGAGGATTTCGTCTACAGCGCGCATGTCGCAGGGAGTGTGAACCGGCGAGGGCTCTACAAAACGGTGCATTCCATCATGTTACTCCGTTATTTCCTGGTAGTCTGTCCGGGTGAAGATCCTCGCAGCAAACGACGGCCTGGGATGCGGGCACGTCCGGATGGTTCAGCCCCTTCGCGAGCTTGCAAAGCACGGGCATGAGGTCACCTTCAGCAACACGTCGGACACAGAGACTATTGAGCACATCCGCAACGCTAGTGATTATGACGTGCTGGCCTGTCAGCGGCTCGCTGGATACAACGGGATGTCGATGTGGCGGCGTGCGCGGAAACCTCATAACCGGCTTGTCTACGAAACTGACGATGACCTGTTCAATGTCGAAAAGGTGAACTGGGCAGCTTACCAGCGGTATAGCGAACCTACCGTGCGGGAATCCATCGAGGGGTACAGTCAGACCGCTGACCTGGTAACAGTGACAACCGAGACGCTGGCGCAGCTTCACCGGGGCCACGAGTGCAAGAACGTTGCCGTGCTGCCGAACTGCGTTCCCGAGTATGTACTGGACTTGCCGAAGGAAACTAATCGCCGTCCGAGGCTCGGCTGGATAGGAGGGGCAAGTCACGGCCTGGATATTCACGAGGCGGCTCAGCCCGTCCGCCGGTTCCTTGCTAAGAACGACAACTGGGACCTACTTGTCGGAGGCACCGATTACCGCCCGTCATTTAACGCTCGAAACTGGGACCAGATGATCTACTCCGGATGGAAGCAAATCAATGACGACGAGCGCGCCTACTATGAGTCCATTGACTTCGACATAGGCATTGTCCCGTTGAAGGATACGACATTCAGCCGTTCGAAGTCGGCGCTGAAAACGCTGGAGTACAACGCACGCGGTATCCCAGTTATTGCCTCTGATGTACAGCCGTACCGCGAGTACATCGTGCACGGGGAGAACGGCTTCCTGGTGAAGAATCAAAGCCCTCATGACTGGATGAAGTACATTCGCCTGCTGGCGGATAATCCTGACCTTCGTAAGGAAATGGGCGAAAAAGGTAAAGTGCACGCCTCGGCCTTTACCGTAGAAGCCAATTGGCATAAATGGGAAAAGGCATATGAAAGGCTGTTTCAGTGAATGATCCTCTCGTAACCGTAGTCACGTCATCCTGGCAGCGTCCGACTACGATCAGGGACCACGCCTGTGCGTCTATTGACCGGCAGACGTACTCCAATCTCCAGCACCTCGTGGTAATCGACGGTGACGACCAGGCTACCGAGGACATGCTGCGCAGCCTGGGCTACAGCGGCGACGGCCAGTCCCCCCGCAGGTTCGTGGCGCTCGGGCGTAACTGGACTCCTCTCTACCAGGCAGCAGGCTACGGGGGAAACACGGGCTTTCTCTGCGGGTTCGGGGCTACCGCCCGCCTCGCTGGCTCTCTGCTTGCCACAGGGGACCTGGTGGCGTACTTGGACGACGACAACGACTACGCGGAGACGCACATTGCCGAGATGGTAGCCCTGTTCCAGGATCACCCGCACATCGAGTTCGCGCTGAGCGGCTGGGAGGGCCACGAGATAAGTCCTATTCCTGCGGTAGGGCACGCGGACACCTCCGGACTTATGCACCGTGCCCGCCTCGTGATGACGCACGGCGGCTTCGACCCCAGGGACGGCTACGAGGGAGACGGCCAGATGCTAACGCGCTGGGCCGCAGCAGGTGTACCATGGGCAGCCAAGCCCACCGGGACCTTCAGGCTCAACGGATACCACCACGGAGCGCCGCTCGGATGACAACCATCGTAATCGCCTCCTGCCGCGAGGCTTCCATGAAACGCTGGCTGGAAGCCTGGCGAAGCCAGCTCGGGGGCTGCCGGGTAATCCTGGTAGAGGACAGCCCCTCTAAATCGTTCGAGCTGGACACGTCTGGCTATGACCAGTTCGAGCACTATGCCTGGGACGACATCGACCGTGATCTCGGCGGCGACTCGTGGATCATCCCCCGGCGCAGCTCGGCCGTTAAGAGCTACGGGTTCCTGAGGGCAAAGGGCGAAGTAACCTGGACCCTGGACGACGACTGCTTTCCCGAGCCGCGCTGGCAGGAATATCCTTACCAGTTCGAGTGCATGCTGACCTACAAGTACAGCGAGCAGGAATGGGTAAACACGCTGCCGCCGGAATCCGGCCTGTTCCCCCGGGGGTACCCCTATGAGATCAGGAAGTTTAAGCCGGTGAGGGTGATCCACGGGCTCTGGTCGAATATTCCCGACCTGGACGGCGTTACCGCGCTAGATCACCCCGCTTTTCGTACCGGGCCTGCCGCCGACGTGAGCATTATTCCGCACGGCAAGCTGTTCCCCATGTGCGGGATGAACCTGGCTTTCGCGCCCGAGGTACTTCCGGCGATGTACTTCATGCTCCAGGGTCACGAGCGCACGAGCCAGGGACTGAAGAAGCTCCCGTTCGATAGGTTCGATGACATCTGGGCCGGCCTGTTCGTCAAGCGGATCGCGGATCAGATGGGCTGGCTGGTTACTTCCGGGTACCCGAGCATCGTGCACACCAAGGAATCTGACCCGCAGGAGCGCGTTATCAAGGAAGCGCCGGGAATCGAAGTCCACGAGAAGTTCTGGCGGCACGTCGCTTCCGCTGACATCAGCTCTTATGACGACGCGGGAACCTGCTACCTGGCCCTGGCGAACTCAGTGGAAGACTTTGCCCAGGAAGACCACGGTCACAAGTACTACTGGTATAAGCTGGCTCGTGCGATGCGTACCTGGACGGAGCTAACCAGTGACTAAGCGGATTCTCATTACCGGGGCCGGCGGGTTCGTGGGCCACCACTTCCTTGAGCATGTACTGTCCAGTACCGACTGGGACTGCGTGCTCACAGACTCATTCCGGCACAAAGGCACTAATGACCGGATCGCGGAAGTGCTGCATTCTCACGATGACTTCTCATCTGCACGTCCGTGGTGGGGTGAGCGCATCGACGTGATCACTCACGACCTGCTGGCCCCGTTCACGGCCCGGGAAGCTGCGCGCATAGGCGAGATCGACTACATAGCCGCCATCGCGTCGGAGAGCCACGTAGACCGCTCTATCACCGACCCGGCCCCGTTCATCCGGAACAACACCGAAGTCGCCCTGAATACCCTGGAACTGGCCCGCGTGCTAAAGCCCAAGGCAGTTATCTGGGTCAGCACTGACGAGGTTTACGGGCCGGTGGCCGCTGACGATTTCAAGGGCCACCCGGAATGGGACGTAATCCTTCCCTCGAACCCGTACTCGGGCTCCAAGGCCGCCCAGGAAGACATCGCCATCTCCTACTGGCGCACTTACGGCGTCCCGGTGGTCATCCTCAACATCATGAACATGATCGGGGAACGGCAGGATCTGGAAAAGTTCATTCCCCGGGTAATCGCGAAGGTAGCCAAGGGCGAGCTGATAACAATTCACGGCTCCGAGGGCAATATCGGCACGCGGCACTACCTGCATGCCCGCAACGTGGCCGACGCCAGCCTCTTCCTGCTGGAGCACACCGATCCCACCGTATTCCCGGCGCACAAGAGCTACGACAGCCAGCCTGTCAATGACCGCCCCGACCGCTACAACATCGCCTCGCCGGACAGGATAGACAACCTGACCCTGGCGAAGATGATCGCGGAAGACATCGGCAAGCCGCTGAAGTACCGGCTGGAGGACTTCCACACCACGCGTCCCGGTCACGACCCGCACTACGGCCTGGACCCGTCTAAGATCATGTCGCTGGGATGGTCGATGCCCGTGCCGTTCCGCGAGTCCCTGCGGCGCACGGTGAAATGGACCCTGGAGCACCCCCAGTGGCTGATTGACGACTGATGACTATTCCCGTAGAAGACCACGCGTGGCACTGGGTTGACGTAGGAGAGGTTCTTCCCGAGGGCCATCGTGCCGAAGCTGCCCAGGTTGACGACGGCTTCGTAGTCCGCATCACCGGCCCCAGCGCGCACGTGCTAGGCCAGGGGCCGATGGACGCGGCTATCGAGGCGGCTATGTCCTGGTTTGCCCGCGTTGGCAGGGAACTCTGATAGAGTCGCGCCATGGAAACAGGAGACAAGCTGACGGTATCTTTCTCCGTCTGGGCCGAGTACACCGTCAAGGTAGAACTCACTGATGAAATAATCGGTGAAGACGGCGAGGTTGACTTCGACGTGGTTATGGACGAGGCGTATAACAATCTCCCCGGCGGTCTCTGCCATCAGTGCTCCACCGGGAACTCAGGAGCCGGCTGGGGACAGGAAAGCCCGGTTTACCTCGAACTCGGTGAAGACCCTGAGGTCAAGTACATTCTCGGTCCTGATGGAAAAGCTGTATACGGAGACCCCGATAAGCCAACGTCGTGGTAAGCTGCGCCCATGATTGACGAGAATAGTTATATCGGCAATGGCCGCGTCGGAAGGCTTCAGCGTACGCTAAACGAGGCATTCGACGGGGATTTCGCTTTCATGATCCAGGGCGGCGACAAGACACGCACGAGCTACATGCCATTCCAGATTGCTGATTTCGTAGCCATCATGACCGAGGTCGTAGCTATTACCGATGGCGTTAAGTTCCTCGAAGTGGGCTGCGGTATCGGCACCAAGTCAATGATAGCCCGCGAGCTGTTCGGGCTTATCACCTCCGGAATCGAGTACTCCGGGTACCTGGCTGACGAGGCCCTGAAGAAGGCACGCGGGCCGGTCTGGGTAGGAGATGCCCTCGACTATCCCTACGGCTACGACAAGCACGACATCATCTGGCTTTACCGGCCGTTCCGTGACGAGGCGCTGGAAGACCAGCTAGAGCAGAAGATCTACACGGAGATGAAGTCCGGTGCCATCCTTGCCGGGGCCGCTCTCCAGAACCCCCCGCAGCACTGGACGACTGTGGTCGATGACTTCGACATGGGTAACCGGGGAGCCTGGAAGAAGCCGTGAACTACCTCGGCGGCCATAAGCTCCGGCCGTACTTCGGCATAATCTGCGCTAGTAACATAGCCCACATGATCTGCCGGAACTGCTGTGCAGTAAACCCCGAGCCCGGAAGCGAGTGCGACGATGGCGAAGAGGATTAACTGGACCGATTACTTCCTCGGCATCGCTGACTCGGTAGCCGCACGAGCCGACTGCACGCGGCGCAAGGTAGGCGCGGTCGTAGTCGATCCCGCTACGAAGCACATCATCGCTACCGGCTACAACGGCTCCGCTCCCGGCCAGCCTGGCTGCCTTTCAGACGGCGCGTGCCCGCGAGGACGCCACTACCGGACAGACACATTCTCAAAGACCCTGGATTCCATATTCGAATGCGCTTGCGGTAAGGGATGGCCCTGCCCTGACGCCGTGGAAGCGGGCAGCTCGTACGATACCGGGCCGGGAGCCTGCATAGCCCTCCATGCGGAGCAGAACGCCACCATACGGGCCGGGATACTGGCCTGGGATGCTCACCTGTATCTCACCGACGAGCCCTGTGACGGTTGCTGGAAGCTGCTCAAGGGCGCGGGTTATGCCCAGGTTACCTGGTACGGGGGCCAGTGGACCAGGCAGGAACCGAAGCGTAGCCTGAAGATATGGCAGTGGACGCGGGGCCTGGCCCGGATCGCGAGGCGGTTAACCTCGCCAAGTGGGAGAGCGATGCCTTCCTGCTGCTCGTGGACGCCTCCACCTACTCCGAGACGCGCTTCCAGCTCTCCTACGCGATCCGTGTCGTGACCCGTGTAGTGCCCTCGTCTGTGATCGACGGCTACCAGCGGCAGGCTAGGAAGATGTGGAAGCCCTCGGGGGGTAGTTCTCCATAACGTACTTCGCGATCGTAGTCAGCAGGTCGTCGTCTTCTGCCTCGAAGATCGCATCGCTCACGTCGCGTGCCTTGCACGGTTTGTTGTTCTTCAGCAGCCAGAAGCCGACCGCGTTGTAGATGAGCTGGCCGAGCCTGAGATCCGGCGGGATGTTCCACAGCTTCCCAAGCTCGGCCAGAAGCCTCTCACGATCCTCGGGCGTTTCCGCCCGTCCCTTAACCGCCACTGGGTAATTCCTCTCCAACGTAAGAGTCCCCGGTCCCCGCAACGCCTACAACATGAACCTGATGGGTAGGTAGGTGTTCGTGCCGTCGTGTTGGCGGAAGCACGCAAGCGGGGCCGGGGGATTCAGTTGTACTCGCTATAACACCTGGGAACCGTGCCCTATTCCCGGTAGCTTTGATGTTGTGGCAGTTACCTTCGATGCCGTTGGCCCGTCTAGTTCCGGAATCAGCGGCGCATCTTCACCGACAACCTGGACTCACACAGGCTCGGTGTCCGCGACTGCCCTGCTGGTAGGCGTCAGCGTAGACTCCACGAACGATTCCGGGTCAAACGTGCTTGTCGATTTCAACGGCAACTCGATGACCCAGCTCGGCCCTAATATCCATTCAGACGGAGGTACTACCGGGTACCTGGCTATTTTCGGAATTGCCGGTACCCTCGCGGCCGGAACCGGGACAGTAACCGTAACGGCTACCGGATCTTTTGACCAGCTGGCCTGCGGCTCTATGTCGTTCCTGGGCTCGGCATCTACCGTAGCCGCCGCTTTCGGAACTCCTCACTCCGCCCTCGGGTCCAGCGGAACGCAGACGGTAAACGTTCCGAGCACGGTAAGCGGAAATATAATCGGCGGCTTCGTGTGCAGCGGATCGCCAATGGGAACCATTACCAGCCCGGCTACTAGCCGCTATATCACCCCTAACACGTTCGGTACTGAGAACGCCGAGTTCGCGGCAGGCGGCACCGTTCCGTCCACTGGCTCGGCAGTCAAGATAGCATGGCCCAATAACGGTGACACCTGGGCCGTGATAGCGGTAGAAGTGCAGGCAGCCGGATCGCCGGTTATCTCTACCACGTCCCTGATCAGTGCTGCTGAGAACCAGGACTACTACGATGACCTTCAGGCTTCCGGGGGCGTAGCTCCGTACACGTGGAGTATTTCCAGCGGCAGCCTTCCGTCGTGGGCGCACCTGAATACTTCCACCGGGGCAATTACAGGTGTCGCCCCGGCTACATCGGGCAGCACGACCTTCACGGTTGAGGTCACCGACGCGGTAAGCAATACCGATACTCAGTCCCTGACTATTAACGTAGTTCCCCGTGACCCGTTGCAGCAGCCGTTCGGAGTTAACAGCATATGGAACATGCCGATTGGAAGCGGCGCTACTTACGTCAGCGTGAGCCTGCCCAGCTACCCGTTCAGCAGCAGCAACTTCACGCCCATGCCGAACATCGATGACGAGAGGATCGTGCTCGCGCCTGCCGCGCCGACTGTCACGATCGCGTACTCGTCGGCAGGCTGGACCGGGGCTGACAGGTGCGGGGCCACTGGCGGAAGTACAGGAGGACTGCCTATCACGGTCCCGGTGCCTGCTGACTACATTGCCGTAAGCGATAACCAGAACGACTCGGCAGCGTTCCTCCAGGCGGACGGCAGGACGATATCCCAGTGCCAGCCCCTCGCACTGTGCACCGCCGGCGGCAACGGCACCTCAATTGTCGCGTTCAACGACGTGGACCTGTACGAAGCGGACGGCTCCTCCGGTTCGCACGGCGGCTCGAAGCTGTCGGCTATCGGCGGGTCGATCAGGCTAGGCGAGCTGCGCCCTGGGCAGACGGGAATGCGGCACGCGATAAAGATCGTCGTGGACGATACGGTAGTGTTCGCACCCCAGACGACGCAGGCAGCCTGCTCCCGCTGGCCGGCCACCGTTGCCGACGCCGGGGCGGTAAGCGTGTACGGGTCCGCCAACCCCACTCAGTACAGCGGCATGAAGATGGGCGCGCTGATGGCTATCCCGGCCTCGGTAGACCTTTCGACGCTAGGACTGACGAGCGAGCCGGGAAGGCAGCTTGCCTGGACATTGCAGAATTACGGTGCCTACATCGTTGACTCAAGCGGCCCCGGCTGGGAACTTTGCTCGGAAGGCGGCGCGCAGGGATCAGTAAGGGACCAGTTCCTGGCTGACTGGGGAATGCCCCTCTCTGACCGGGTGAACAGCAACACGCCGTGGGTTGTCGATGTCCAGACCTGCATGCTGGCAATGCAACTGGTAGACAACAACTCGCCCACCAGCATCGGTGGCGGCGGAATTCCCTTGCAGCCGCTCGCCCCGGCTATTTCCCCGCCTGGCGGCTCGACCGGGCTTACCTCAGATGTTATTACAACCGCATCGTTTGGAGGCAGGCACGGCCAGTTCAGCCACCTGACCACGGCAGTAACGGCGCACACCGCTTTCACGGGAACGCGCAGCCAGTTCGGCCACCTGACTTCCGCTGTTACCACGCACCTGACCGCAGCAGGCACACGTACCCGGTTCGGCAATTTCACCTCCTCGGCTACCGCGCACCTGACCACAGCAGGCACACGTACCCGGTTCGGCAATTTCACCTCCTCGGCTACCGCGCACCTGACCGCAGCAGGCGTAGAGGTAGTCCACGGCGTAGTCACCCTTGCCGCTACAGCACGCGCGGTATTTACCGGAAGCAGGAATGCGCCTGGTAACCGGCCGCCTATGAGCCTCGGGGGCGCTCTTGCCGTTTACACGGTAGACGGAATAGACACCGTAACAGCTACCGTTAGCGGCACGATTACCCAGGTATCGTACGGAGGAACTAATACCCAGGTTGCAAATAACCTGGCCGGGACTGTCGCCAGCTCTAACCTGCTGGGTGGTTCTATCTCAGGAGCTATCGTTAGCGGTACCCTGGGAATGGTAAATTACGGCGGCAGTGCGACAGGATGGACTATGCAGAACATCAACTTGAACTTCGCGGAGTTCAATGACATCACGCTGACCGGAACCATTACCAACAACGGTTCTGCGCTCAACCTGACCGGCTACACGGTGAACATGTACCTGAAGCCTACCGCCGGAGTCGTTGACACCGATGGCCGGGTAATCAAGCTGTCCAGCGGAGGCGGAAGCCCGGCCATCACCATTACCAGCCCTACTTCCGGCGCTATATCCGTGTTCATCGCGAATGCTGACTTGCAGGACGAGACGCACACCTTCTACCGTATCGATGCCGTGGACGCGAGCAGCCATATTAACACGGCAATGTACGGTAACATTACGTACACGTCACTGTAGGCAGCTATGGCTATTTCCAAGGAAGTCTTCGCTAACAGCGCATCGTGCGTGGCTGCTGCCGGGTCCGGCGGAACTAACGGCACCAGCAGCCCTTCTAGCGGTGTTACCGAGACGTGGACCATGAGCACGGGAAACACTTCATTCCCTGCCGCTCAGACCAGTTCCGTGCCCAATACGTACTTCTACGCACGTGACCCTGCTGACACCACCAATGAAATAGTCCTGGTCACCGATAACAGCACCACTACTTCGTGGCATGTAACCCGGGGTGCCCTTGGCACGGCTCCGGTAGCGCACGCCAGCGGAGCGACGTACGTCCAGGTTATTTCCCACGGTACGCTCCAGAACTTCAAGCAGACACCCAGTGCGTCCGTGACTCCTGTTAGCTATAACACGAGCCTCACTGAAACTCTCGTTGCCACCTACCAGCCTACGTCGGACGAGCTGATAGCCGGAGCATCATGGGAAGTTATTGCATTCGGGTCAATTCAGACCACTTCAAGTGCGCCTACGCTCACCTGGAACCTGCGCTGGGGCGGGATAGCGGGAACTTCTATCTTGTCTATGGTAACAGGCACTAAGTGTCCGGCACTTACCGCTTCCATTCCTTCAGGGTCCAGTTTTGATTTCAACGCAACGGTTACCTTGATCGACACAACGCACGCTGTTGCAAACCTTAACTCGTGGTGGCAGAGCACCACTACTACGTCATCTGGCGTTGCGTCGAACGCAACTAGTGTTGCAATCAGCGGCAGCGGTCCTCTGGTACTAACTGCTAAATGGAGCGCCAGCAACGCTAGTAACGCGCTTGTTATCCCTGCACCGCTAATCTTCCGGGCGGCATAATCTCGGGAGGTGTTGAGTCGTGTCCCTGACCGTAACTGCTGCGCAAACGGCCGGTACTTCCATAGGCATTCAGGTGCAGGTCATGGTGCTTACCGGAGCGAAGACCGTAGCGTCGCAGACCGGCGGCACGGCATCGATCGCGGGTGCTAGCCCCAACCAGGTTTCTCTCACCACAACGCAGACCGGCTCACGGGTTTACGGGGCCTCCAGCGCAGGCGCGTCGAACACCGCTCTCGCGACCACTACGTTCATCACTGACTTCCATGACACGCCCAACCAGGAGTTCTACACAAGCTGGCGCGCGTCTTCGGTTACCGGCACTCCGGGCGCGGCTACGTACGGTTCGTCTTCGGCGTCCCTATTCCCCGACATTGCCGCTGTCGAGATCCTGACTACGGGGACGCTCGCTGAGGATGCTTCCGCGCCTGCCGTGGCCAACACCACGTCCGCGACCACGATCACGACGGCTGCTTTTACCCCGGTCGCCGGCTCGCTGCTAGTAGCGCTGGTCGGTTCGGACGGTGCGGCGGGCGGAACTCCTACCACGGTGTCCGTCAGTGACACTAGCGGCCTCACGTGGACGCAGGTTAAGTTCGCGAACAGCGGTACCACCTGTTACGCAGGCGTGTGGCTTGCGGACGTACCTGGCGGTGGCGCTCTCTACACCGGCACTAACGGGCTACTCGGCACCCAGGCAATTCCCGGCTTCGCACAGCCTGGCAACTCCATTCCCGGCCAGGTACAGCCCAGCATCGTCACGCACAACGGCAACCTGGTCCTTGCCGCTACCGCGCACGCTTCCTTCGGCGGCACCAAGACCGGGCTCACGCACCTGACTACGGCGGCCACCGCGCACACCACTCTCGCGGGCAAGGTTACCGAGTTCGGGCACTTCACGTCCGCGATTACCGCGCACCTTACCGCTGCCGCTCAGGTAACTGAGCACGGGTTCCTGACTGCCGCCGCTACTGCCCGCGCCGCTTTCGCCGGTACGAAGACCGGACTCAGCCACCTCACGACAGCGGTAACCGCGCACGCCGCTTTCACGGGCACCAAGGCCGCGCTCGGGAACCTGGTTACGGCAGCGACAGCGCACGCCTCATTCACGGGAGTCAGGACTACACTCGGCACCTTTACCTCCGCTGTCACCGCGCACCTTACTACCGCCGGAACTAAGACCGGACTGGCGCACCTGACTACGAGCGCCACCGCTGTAATGACCTCGGCTGCCAGCACGGCGAAGAACGCTGCCCTGAATACCGCTGTCACGGCGAGGGCCACGGTAGCGGGAACTAAGACTGCGCTAAGCAGCCTGACAACTGCGGTATCGGCCCGTATGACGGCTGCGGCCCACGTAACTGAGCACGGGAGCTTCACTGCTGCGGCTACGGCGGCCATGACTGCGGCAGCCCATGTAACTGAGCACGGTGCCCTGGCCGCTGCCGCTACTGCCCGTGCCGCATTCTCTGGTACCAAGACCGGACTCAGCCACTTCACCACGGCAATAACCGCGCATGATTCCTTCGCAGGAACCAAGACAGCGTTCGGGACCTTCACCTCGTCGGTTACCGCGCACCTGACAGCGGCGGCCCACGCGACAGAGCACGGTTTCCTGACTACGGCCGCTACCGCACGGGCTGCTTTCAACGGAACCAAGACCGCACTGGGCCACCTTAACCCGGCTGCCGTCGCCCGGTTCGTAATCAACGGCGTCACCCATTTCCTGCGTCCTCCGGCAAATCTCGGCGGCAGCGTTATCCGTCAGCTTTTCAGCGGCACTGAATCGGAAGTAGCAAACCAGTACGGCGGAACTCTAACGCTCCCTACATTCGGCGGCGGCCTTGTTCTTCCTAACACGGGAGGCACTGCCGGTATTGTAGCTAATGTACTGGGCGGCACTATCTCGCCCCCGGCCCTCGGCGGTACCCTGGGAATGACCAATTTCGGCGGCGGCGCGGTGGGATGGACCATGCAGGAAGTAGATCAGGTATTTCCCGAGTTCAATGACATCACGCTGAACGTTTCCCTGACCAGCAACGGCTCGGCGCTTAACCTGACCGGCTACACCGTGAAGATGCTGCTGAAGCCCTCTGCGGGAGTACTGGATTCTGACGGCAGGAACATTATCCTTTCCAGTGCGGGCGGCACTCCGGCGATTACGATCGTCAGTGCCCCGGCCGGAACCTGCAATATCGCTATCGCCAACGCTGACGTTCAGGACCAGGTTCACACGTTTTACCGTATCGACGCAGTAGACGGTAGCGGTAATATCAATACGTGCATTTACGGCACTGTTACGTACACGCCTCTCTAAGTAGGATGGAATCATGGCTGAAGAGAACCGTACTCAGATGTGGTGCGACACGTGCCGCCAGGGTGATGACCACCCGCGTCACCACATTCTCCAGGGTGACGGAACGGTGCAGACAAGGCACATGGACTGCTGCCGCGATTCCGGTGGCTGCGTTGACGGTCACTGTGACCGGATTCTCACGGCCAGCGGAGAGAAGCGGGGCTATGAACTGCTCGCACACATTGAAGGAGGCATGTAAATGTCTAGCGGCCTGGCTTCCGGAATTGCTGTCTCGTGTGTTAGCGCGATGCTCGGTCTTACTCCCTTTAGTGCCTTCGCCACGACCAACCACCCCAAGCTGAAGCTTATGTCCGGCGGCACCACGAACGAAGCCGGAGATGCCGCTACTCAGATTTCTGGCGGCAGTTACCCTGCGGGTGGAATTGACATGGGTGCTGTCGGTACCACGTTCGGTGCAGCTTCCTATTCGGGCGGCATAGCGTCTGTTACCAACTCTGGCGCGGCAGTTACCCAGGCTAGCATGCCTGCCGTGACCACTCCTGGCGTTACTGACGCGGCTATCTACGACGGGACCAGCGTTACCCCCGTCCGCTGGTGGTGGGGCTCGCTTACAACTGCCGTTATCACGAATTCCGGTGACACACTGACATTCGCGACTAGCAGCATTACGGTGCAGCTTAACGTCTAAACTTTTACCGTCGAGGCGGCTGCGGTTTAATTGAACCGAGGGATAAAATGCCGAGCATCCCCCGGAGCTGGAGCACGTCGAAATGAGCGGCGAAGTAAACCTCCCGGTGTTCTACGCCAACTCGGCTGAAGGCGTGCCCGTAACTCCGGTTACCTTCGTAAATGACACCGGCACTATTGCTGACCCTGCAAGTGTATCGTGCGTAATTACCGATCCCACGGCTACGGCAACTACATATACCTACAACGGATCTCCCCCTCATAACACGATTACTCGCGCTGGTACAGGCATCTACAATCTCCAGCTATCTGGGCTCACCGTTCCAGGGCTTTACACGTTCACCTGGATCGGAACTGGATCTTTCGTAAACCAGGTAACACCCGGTACCTTCCGCCTGGTTTCCCTTTCCGATGCCAATTCGGCTGGAATGCAGTTCTGGTACTGCGGAATGGAAGAGCTGAAGTCGCGGCTCCAGATCGAGGACGACACCGACGACTACGAGATCCAGCTAGCGATCAGCACCGTGACGGACTGGATCAACTCGTACTGCGGCCGGCACTTCTACCAGATCACGGAAGCGCGCACGTACCGCCCGGACAACGTGTGGACGTTGACGATCGATGACCTGGTTTCCGCCTCTAGCGTTGACCTGGACTACGACGGCGACGGCGTTTACGAGGTCCACTGGGTACAGGACGTTAACTACCAGCTCCTGAGGTACGACGGCAACTACAACCAGCACGACATGGGTGTAGCGCGGCCGAGTAACTACCTCCAGGTAACGCAGGGCACGAGCGGTAATCCGGCCGGAGGACAGTGGCTGCCGTGGCTGTGGCCGTTCACCCGGCAGAACCGCGTACAGGTCACCGGAACCTGGGGCTGGCCGACAATCCCGCCGAACGTCACCCAGGCCGCGCTGATCATGGCCGCCGACCTGTTCAAGGCGAAGGACGCGCCGTGGGGAATAGCCGGCTTCGGAGAACTTGGCCTTGTAAAGACGCAGACCAGCCCGATGATCGTGGAGCTGCTGCGCGGTTACATCAACGTCCAGAACAAGGTGGGCATTTAATGAGTGCTACCAGCGGCCTTGACTCCGCGAAGGCAACCAACATCCTGAATGCCATCACGGGCAGGGCGGCTATTACGGCGTGGAGCGGGACCACAGGCAAGCTAAAGCTCATCACGCCCACCGGCACCACGAACGAAACGGGCGACGGCACTGAGGTATCCGGCGGAAGCTACCCGGCAGGCGGAATTACGTACACCGTAACCGGAACTTTCGGATCTGCCGGGTACTCGACCGGCGTGACATCGATTACGAACTCCGGCTCGGCTATCACGCAGACCGGCATGCCCGCGACAACGGTAGCCAACATCGCGCTTTACGATAACGGGGCCGTGCGCTGGTGGTGGGCTGCCGTTACTACGTCCGTGACTACGAATTCGGGTGACACCCTCACATTTGCCACGAGTAGCATTACACTTCAGGTAAACATGTAAGGAGTGCATCCTGCCATGAGGATCGTTTTCGGATTCGGTAGCAACCTGTTTTTCTGGGAAGGCAGTTTCAAGCGCGCCCAGATGCGTACCAACAGCAGTTCCGGGGACGAAGAAGGCGAGGAATTTGAGCAGCCGCCTCCTGTCGATCCGCACGGCACTCTCAGCGCGCACATGGAGATCTCGCCTACGGCGGTTTACATGGGAGACTCGGCAGAGAGGAAGTTCGGCTTTGGCAGCGAAAAGCCCGGCGGCAAAGAAGGCTAAAGTCGCCAAGAGCACCAAGACCTCGAAAACCACGAACGCCAGCAGCCAGCTCACCTCTGTCCAGCGAAGTGCCTTCCGGGCTGCCTACAATGCTGCCGTAAAGAACGCCGGCCATCAGCAGCGCGCTAACGCCATCGCGGCTAAGAGGGTACAGGCGGCAGCGACCCGCCAGAAAAGGCGCAGCAGGTACGTCGCGCGCACCAAGGCGAACATCGTGCGCAACACCTACCTCCAGGCCCGGTACGGCAACCAGACTTTCTCCCGCTACCCCGGGGTACCGCTGCGCAGCCGCCTGTCTAAGGTCCAGTCCATCACCGCGTACCTCCAGGCAAGGTACGGGAAAAAGACCTACGCCATCACCACCAACAAGGGCAGTGTCCGGGTGAGCCGCTACCACGCGAGCAAGGGGAAGGTCGTGGCAGCAGGGCGCAGGGCCGTCAGTAAGCCTGCTACGAACAGGAGCGCTATCGCGAAAGCTAACGCGGCAGCGGCCCGGGTATCGCATGCGGCAGCCTCAAAGCCCAGGAAGGCAGCAGGGGACACGCACACGGAGAGCACGGAGTGGATTACAGCCGGAAACGACAAGGGCGAAGAGAACTGCGTAGCCGTAGCCGCAGCCAATCACCTGCTTTACCACACCGGCTACCGGGTAAACGACAATCAGGTGACGTACCTCCAGGTTCTCTGTGACAACCGGCTATCCGTTGCCCTGGACCGGCTGGACTATTACGAGGCGTGGGCTCCCGCGAGCCTCAGCGAGTACGGAATAGTGAACCCGGCTGATGCTAAGCCTGGGATGATCGTCGGGTTCCAGACTCCGAACGGGGATCACTGCGGACTCCTTATGCCAGGGAATAAGGTGGTAAGCTGGGGCGAAATTGTTCCCCTTGAATCAGAAATTGAGGAAGCGTGGGAAGTCATATGGGTGACGGGATAGATCCCGAGACGGAAAAAGAACTCCGCGAGGCCATGGAGTCCGCCACCGAGGACGTGCGCAAAGACGGCATAGTCAGCATGGCCGCTTACATGCGCAGCACCTACGAGGCATTCCGCAAGACCGGGTTCGGCCGCCTCCAGTCGTTCGTATTCTCGCTTACTCTCTACAAGAGCCTGTTGAACCGTGGCTAGCATCAAGGCAATCAGGGACGCCCTGGCGGCTCAGGTCCAGAACGCAACCGGACTGCGCATGAGCCCGAAGATGCCTGACCAGGTTAACCCGCCGCAGGGCGCTATCCTTCCCGGCGCACCGTATGCCAAGTACGGCGTTACCCTGGGCGAGCACAGCGTCATAGGACTACCGCGTGTTATCCCGGTAGCCACGGAGTACCAGATGGTTATCGCCGTCTTCGTATCTCGTGCTCCTTCGCTGGAACGCGCCCAGGACACTGTAGACCAGTACCTCGGGTTCGAGCCGTCTGATTCTTTTACCTCCATTCCCGAGGCGATAGCCGCCGACCCTACACTGGGAGGCGTAGTCGAGTGGTGCGAGCCCTACCAGGTCCAGGCGTACGGTGACATCGAGATCGCCGGCCAGCAGTACTTCCAGGGCCGTATCAGCTTGACTATCTCCGCGCACCAGGATCTGAGCTGATGCATCTTTACGACCGCCAGCCTATGGTGCTTCAGTGTCCCCGCTGCTGTCGCTGGTGGCGTATCAGGAACCAGAGCTGCGCCGTACTGCACCAGAGCGAAGGCTGCTGCCATTACGGCGATACCGAAGTACCGGAACCCGAGGAGAAGCCTTGCGAATCCTGATGGTCCACCCTGGCCCCGAGTTCTCTGTGGCCGACGTATTCAACGGGTGGAAGAAGGCGTTCGAGAAGCAGGGCCATGAAGTCGCCGTATTCAATACCAACGACCGTCTCAGCTTCTACAGCCAGGTATCGATTCCTGACTACGGAGCCGAGGCCGACCCTGAGACCGGGCTCGTCCCGTGGCGCAAGGCGATGTCCAAGGAAGACGCCGTAACCGCGTCGATGCAGGGACTGACCCACGACCTGTACTCGGTATGGCCACACATGGTGTTCTTCGTGTCGGCGTTCTTTACCCCGGCGTGGGTAATGGACCTGATCAGGCAGCGCCGGCACAAGCTCGTGATCTTGCACACAGAGTCTCCGTACCAGGACGACGAGCAGTTGATGCGGGCTCAGTACGCCACGCTTAACCTGCTTAACGACCCGGTGAACCTGGAAGAGTACGCCGCCCTCGCCCCGGCTATGTACATGCCGCACGCCTACGACCCGGACATTCATTACCCGGGTGTGGTTAAGGACAAGGACATCGACTTCACGTTCATCGGCACGATTTTCGACTCCCGGCGTAAGTTCTTCGAGGAACTGTTCACGCACATCGACGCGGACAAGTACCAGATAGCGCTGGGCGGCTGTGCCTGGGACGGAGAGCACCTGAACGGCTCACCCCTGCTCAGGTACGTAGGCCACCCGCGCGACGAGGCTGTAAGCAATGCCGATACCGCTGACATTTACCGCCGCTCCAGGGTGGGAATCAATTTCTACCGGCGCGAGTCAGAGAAGATCCACGACGGCGAGGGATGGGCTATCGGCCCGCGTGAGGTAGAACTGGCGGCCTGCGGTATCCCGTGGGTTCGCGATGCACGCGGAGAGTCAGACGAGCTTTTCCCGTTCCTTCCTACCTTTAAGTCAGTAGAAGAAGCTGCCGACTTGCTGAAGGCTTACCTCAATAACCAGAAAGAATCCCGGTACCTCGGAGAGTGCGCCCGTCAAGCTGTCAAGGATCGCACATTCGACAATCACGCGACCCTGCTAATGGACGAGATGAGTAAGTTCGGACTGCTCTAGCGCGTTCACGATTCTGCTCCTAACATAGAAATTGACCTCTACCCAAGGAGCTTGAATTGTCGCGTATCCATGGCCGCAATGGCATAGTCTATTTGGGCGTGAACCCGGCAGACCTTGCTTCTCCGATGGCCTTCCTTTCTGACTGGAGCATTAACTTCTCCGTGGCGAAGGTTGACGTTACCTGCATGGGTGACACCAACCTCATCTGGGTGGCCGGCCTGCCCGACGCTTCCGGCGACTTCTCTGGTTTCTTCGACACCGCTACGGCGCAGACTTACGTTGCGGCCCAGGACGGCCTGCCGCGCAACTTCTACCTTTACCCGAGCACTCTCGGATCTCAGGGAGCGAACCCGGGCCAGTATTTCTTTGGCCAGATCCTACCTGACTATTCGCTCGCCGGCGGTGTGGCTGCGGCTGTCAGCCTGAAGTCCACCTGGAACGCGGCGTCCAAGATCACCCGCTACCCGGTAAGTGGTATCACCGGCACCTAAGCACGACCCATTCACGAAAAGAACTAGGCAATGTCGCCTAGTTCTTTTCGCGTTTAGTGGTAGGCTTCTCCTTGATTAAGGAGGATTACGTGCCCGCTAGTGCCAAGGTAGACCGCGAACTCGCGGCAGTTCAGCTTTCCAAGACCGGCAAGGACGCGCTCTCAGACGACACCGCTGAGGCCGTAGAAGGCCAGGTCGTAGGAAAGAAGGAGTATGACGAGGTTGCGCTGAAGGGCAAGAAGTTCCGCGTCCGCGAGAAGATCGGCGCAATGGCTATGCTCAAGTGGAGCGCCGCCTCCGAGATGTCCACCGAAGACCCCCGCGCTCTCGGTGCCATCTACGCCATGCTGAAGTCGGTTATCTTCAGGGAAGACTGGCCTGCCTTCGAGGACCACGCGCTGGACGAGGACGCCGACGCCGAGGAACTGCTGGACGTAATCACCAAGGCGCTTGAGGTCGTATCCGGCCGCCCTACCCCGCCGTCCTGACCCTATTCCGCTGGATAAGGGACTACCTGCCCGTATTCGAGGGCAAGCTCCTGTGGTCAGGGCACCGCATTGACGACTACACGATCCGTGAGCTTCTTAACATGGCTTACTACCATCACGTCAGCGGATTCCAGCCGCCCCAGGAAGAAGACGCGGACACGATCGATGAGCAGATCGTCAAGTTCGAAGAGGCTATCGGCCAGCGCATGTCTTCCGAAAAGAAGGCTGAGGAAATGATGCGCGCTTCCCTTATTGCCCGTGGAATCGATCCGGACGCTAAGCCCGAGATTTCCCCGGAACTGGCGGCTAAACTGGAAGAGGACTCCATGAAGTCGGATAAGGATATCTTCTTCGGTGACATGAACCGCGAATTCCGGGGCAAGAAGATCGACACGGAGCACGACTTTGAATGACGTGACCATTAACCAGGACGCCGTTGACGAGCTGATGCGCGACGAGCACGGCCCTGTCGGTGACCTAATGCGGGACCTCGCCAGGCAGATGGCTGCTGTCGCCATTGAGAAGGTAAGGGTACGCGGCACTGTAATCAGGAAAGGCGTTCACCGCACGGGCCGTACCTCCAACGCTCAGCTTCCCGGATATACCAAGGCCCACATTACCTATACTGTAGGGCACGCCAAGCTGAGCGGCGGTGTACTTTTCGGTGGCGCTGAGTCTCCGGGAGACCCGGGCCTTTTCCTGGAACTCCCGGCTGAGCAGATGCACGAGAAGTACCCTTTCCTTACTACAGGTCTGTGGTCCGTGCATGTAGATTAAGAGGCCCCTTTCGCATAGGCTGACCCTGATACCGGCGTAAAGGGGATTGCATTGTCAGGAGGCCGCCTTCTTGGTGAAGCTCGTGTTGCAATCGTGGCCGATGGCGCTCGGTTCAAGCCCGAGGCAGAGGCTGCGGTAAAAAAGGCAACCGCCGGGCTTTCCGGTAAGGTCACCCTGAATGTAGACCCTGATCTCCGGGCTAAGCTGGACGCTGCTACCAAGAAGGCCGCCGCAGGACTCTCGGCCGACGTAAAGCTGAAGGCTAACTCGGGAGAGCTAGACGCCCAGCTCGCCGCCCTGAAGGCGAAAGCGGACGCACTGAAGGCGTCACTCGGGAACCTAAAGGTCGGTGACCCTAACGGCAAGGCGTTCCTCCAGGGGATGACA